TTTGGCTAGTACTGCTATACTAAGAGGTTTTGTCGAGAATACTTACCTCACCAACTACAGTCCAAAATTAGCTGATCCAAACGTTGTAGACTTTAGTGCTCTTCAAAACATGAAGCCAAAACAAATTATACCAACTAATGGTAATCCAGCTGGAGCAGTTGCGTCATTACCACCAGAAGCTATTTCAACAGGTACTGCGCCATTATTGCAGCACTTGCAAATGATAAAAGAACAAGCAACTGGAATGTCAAAAGCAGCTCAAGGATTAAATGATACTCTTTATGTTTCTGGTAATTCAGAACAAAAGCTTTCCGCTGTTCAATCAGCAGCCCAGAAGCGCATACAACATATAGCGCGGAGATTTGCTGAAACTGGATTTAAGCGGTTAATTGCTGGTATCTACGAAACAATGCATAAAAATATGAGTGGTAAATACACTTATAATTTAGATGGTGTATATGGTACTGTAGATATGGACGCACTTCCATCTAAGATGGACGTAGAAATTCTTCTAGATATAGGAGAAAATTCAAATTCTACAATGATAAGTAAATTATCAAAGATCGGTGCAGAAGTTCTTCCAGCTTTAAATCAACAAGGCGCAGGTATAGTTATTAAACCTGAAGCACCTGCTGTATTAGCTACTAAATTAATTGAAGCTATGAATTTAGATAGTAATGATTTCTTAGAAGATTATACAACTGATGAATTTAAACAAAAAGCAGCGCAAGCAATTCAAAAGCAATCTCAAGATAAAGCGATTGAAATGAATGCAGCAAAAGAGAAACTTATGGCTGATCTTGAATTAAGTAAAGCTAATATTAACTATACAAATGCTCAAAGTAAAAATACAATAGATGATAATGCTAAACAATTAGCAGTATCTATTGATAGACACTTTCAAGAGTGGGCAGATTTAGCTATTAAAGCTACTAAAGAAGGAGCTGAATTACCTCCTCATCCTAATTATGCTGATATAATTATGATGGCAAGAGAATTATTAAATCCAAGTCCACTTCCACAAATGGAACAAGGACAACAGCCGATAACAGAACAACCACAGGAGGTTATTTAAGAATGGCAACAGTAACAATTGATGACGCAGGTACAGGTGGTACACAATCAGGCACAGTAACAACAGCTGCAGGCGCAGGTGCTGGTATTATATTAGTCGCTAACGATAGTGATTCAGCTATTGTATTTGACGTTGCAACAGCTGGTACAACTGTACAAACAGGCGTACAATTACAAGCTAAAGAATTTAAAAAAATAACAGGACTGAATAATGGTGCACAAACACTTGTGAACCTAAAGACCACACATGGTACAGTCGCACAAAAGAATGAAGTGGTTTATAACTACTTAATAGCTTAACAATAACCTATGCTCAATGCCTAATGGATTGAGTATTAATTATCTTGCTTAATAAAGGAGAAACACATGAATATGTTTTTAAATAATAGTCCAATACCTTATGCAATAGGATTCGAAAGACTCTTTGATCAATTAGATGAGTTCATTCATCATAGTAAAAAATTACCCTCATACCCGCCTTATAATATAAAGCGAGATGGAGATAACTTTACTATTGAAATGGCACTTGCTGGTTTTTCTAAAAAAAATATAGATATAACTGTAGCAGAAAATATGCTTATAGTTTCTTCTAATAAAGAGAGTCCTAAAGAAGAAGAGGTATATAAAGGGATATCTGATAGAAAGTTTACTCGTAAGTTTTCTATGGCAGACGATATTGTCGTTAAAGGTGCTAAACTAGAAAACGGATTACTAGTTATTAAACTAGAAAGAGTTATTCCTGAAGATAAAAAACCAAGGAAAATAAATATTGGATAAATATAGACAGACAGCTGAGACGAAGCTGGGTAATAATAAGTCTTATGGCAATCATAAAATACATCCTGAAGAATTAGCGCGAAGGGCTCATGTTAAGGGCCACTTCGCTTCTAAAGAAAGAGGTGAATTTTTTGATGAAGTTTATGGAGAAGTTTTAGTTGATTTATTTATTGAATGGCTTAAAACAGATCCACATGAAACTAAATCTCGTGAGTTTCTCTACTCTTCAGCTATGGCACTGGGTAGTGTTAAAGCGAAAATGATAAACTTTGAGATGTATGGTAAGAATATACCACACCTACAGGAGGACAAAGATGTATGAAATAGATTATAAGCAATTGCTAACTAACTACAATCAAATGATAAACACACTTGAATATGATTCAATGAGAAGTGGAGGTAAAGCAAAGCTTAATGCAGATACTTTAAAAAATTTATACGTTTTAAAGGAAAAATATGAACAATTAATACAAAAGAATTCTAAAGCTACACCGAAAAAGGAGGTACGCATAAATGGATAATACCGAAGCAAGAATAGACTCTACCCAATTGGATGACTCTATAGCAACGGGTGGTCAAACAGAAGAACAATTGCTGGCTGATATTGTACAAAACTCAGAATTTGTACAACCTCTACCCAATGAGCAAGTACCTGAGTTAGACCCGGAAGACACAGTAACAGAAGACCCAGAGGTTACTGAAGAATCCGTAAGTGAAGAAGTTGAAGAAGAATCTGAAGAAGATATAGTTGAAACTACAGATGAGGATGCCACTGAAGAAGTCGCTACCCAAGAAGCTGACGTTTATACTGTTGATGATTTAGATATGGATGCTAAAGTTGTTATCAAAATTGATGGCGAAGAAACTGAAGTACCGTTTAGTGATCTTATTAAAGGTTACTCTACTGAACAACATCTTTCTAAAAAGGGTCGAGAACTTGGAGACGCAAGAAAAGGTTTAGATGAAGAGTATAAAAACAAATTTGATGAACTATCTAAAATGTCTCAAGCTTCTTTAGCAGTTCTTTATTCTGATGAACAAAGATATTCAAAAGACTATCATGATTTAGAAAGTCAAATTGAAACTGCTAGAAAAGATGGAGATACTTTTCAAATTAACGAACTTAAAGATCAAAGAGAGTTGGTTCAAAAAAATTATTGGACAGCTAGAAACAAACGTGAACAGCTTAGTAAAACTATAGAACAGCAAACTATTGAACAAAATCAAAAAGTATGGAATGAACAATTAAAATATTTTAACGAAACAATTCCAACTTTAATACCAGGTTTTGATGATAATATTGCTAAAGAAATACGTAAATTTGCTATAGATGAAGGTATTTCTGCTGAAGTATTAGATACTATTGCTGATCCAATGATTGTAAAGTTTGTTGATGATTATCGAAAACTAAAACAAGGAATCAATAAAGGTACTGTAAAACGTAAAGCTACTATTACAAAGAAAGCTCCTTTACGCAAAGCTAAATCTGTTAGTAAAAAAGCAGATGATCAAGCTACTGCGTTAAGAAAGAAAGCTTTAAGTGGTAAAGCTAGTAATGCAGAACAAATGGATTTTCTTAGAGGTCTTGCTCAACGCTCCTTAAATTTATAATTTAAATACCGTGGAGGGTAATTAAGATGGCGAGTACACTAGGTGTTCGTGGAACTGGCGGACCACAAGGTCCAGCTAGAGGCACAGGTAAAGATGTTTCTCAAAGAGAAGATCTTGCCGATTTTATTACGATGATTACAAGGGATGAAACTCCTTTTATGTCATCAATTGGAAAAGCAAAGGCTACTGCTATATATCATGAATGGCAAACAGACAAATTAGAAGTACCAGGATCTTCATTAATCGCAGAAGGAACAGATTATATTGCTCCAACAGCTGATGGATCTGGTGGTACAGGTGCTACACCTGCTACTGGTGCTAAGTTTGCTATATCTGGTCCAAACAGAACCAGACTAGGTAACTACACACAAATCAATGGTAAAACTATTGCTGTGTCAGGAACTAGAAGAGCTGTAGATCAAGCTGGTGTTGCAGATGAATATGCATACCAATTAAAGAAAAGAGGTACAGAGTTAAGAAGAGATGTTGAACATGATATGATTCATTCTTTTAATACCTCTGCTGCTGTAGGAGTACAAGGTAATACTGCAAGATCCGCAGGTGGATACCAGGCATTTATTAACGATACCGCAACAGTTAACTACTTAGGTGGTTGGACTGCTCCTGCAACTCAAGGAGATGGAACTGGTAAAGTTAAATCAGCTGCGGCTTCTGCTAGTCAGCCAGCAAAGGGTTCATTATCACTTACTGAAATTGATTCTGTTATGCAGAAGATTTATGAAGAAGGTGGTAAAGCAACTAAGATCATGATATCACCAAAGTTAAGAAGAGACTTCTCAGACTTAATGATTAGTGATACTGGAGTACAGCGTAACATTGACGACTCAGGTAAGTTACGTCAATCTGTAGATGTTTATATGTCAGATTTTGGAGACATTATGGTTGTACCTAACTATATTATGGGTTTAACTAATAACGTTCAGTTTACTCAATCTGATGGTTCTACTACTCTAACTGCAACAACTAACGTTGCTAACTTTTCTGCATTGATTTATGATCCAATGTGGTTTGCTATGGCAACTCTAAGACCTATGCAAGAAGTAGACGTAGGGCAGAAAGGTGACTCAACTGTCGGTATGATGGTTGAAGAAGCAACTTTAGAAGTACGTAACCCAACTGGTTGTGGTGCTATCTACGGTTTAGCCTAATTAATTAACTTTAGGGAAGTCATAAAGTGGCTTCCCTTATATTTTTAGGAGATAAGAATGCCAAACGTTGGAAATAAAGAATTTAAATATAATAAATACGGAATGGAAGCAGCTAAAAAGTATGCAGAAAAAACCGGTAAAGAAATACAATATAAAGCAATGGGTGGCAATGTTGCTAACTATTATGCTAAGGGTGGAAAAGTTGCGGGATGCGGTCCAGCAAGAAATAATCCCTATAAGAAATAAATAATACTAGGAGGTATTAAAATGCAATACATAGAACATACATCAGCGGCAGGTGTCGTTACATATGTACCAGTTAGTAGTTGCACCTTTAGAGTTACAGACACCCCTGTCCAGGTAACCGGTGGTAACAGTGGTGATAAAACAAATTCAACAAGAAAGGTTACACATTTTTCTGCTCATACTTCTACAGGTGGTCCAACAATTCCAGCAGTAATATTAGGTGCTAATATTAGTGCAAGATTAGGTTACTTTAATAAGAATGGTCATTTTAATTATTTAACTGATCCAAGCGTAGGTGCTTAATATGGCAGATAAAAATAATATGAAAGTTCAAAGCGCAACTGTGGATCCTAATAAAGGTATAAAAGGTGGCTTTGATTTACTTTCAGGACAATGGGAAGCTAAACAAGATATTACACAGTATCGTGATGCTGCAAAATTAGATAGAGATAGAGAAGCATATTTTGGTAGAACAAATAAAGGTTATAGAAAAATGGCAACTATACCTGATATTGTTGCTATTAAAATTAATCAAGATCATGGTATAGATTTACATGACCCAATGTTTATGCAAGATAAAGATAAATTAAAAAAGTTAAAAAGTATATTGATGTTTGAGTATCCTGATCTCTTAATCAATACATAAAGGAGAATCATATGGCATTAACATATACTGAATTAGTTACATTAGTACGTAATTGGTCTAACAGAGATGAAGAAGTTGTTAGTGATTCAATAATAAAAGATTGTTTAAGGTATGCTGCTGATAAAGCTTATAGAACTTTAAGAGTACCTCCATTAGAAAATGTAGCAATATATGAAAAATCATTATTAGAAGCAGCAACAACTTCTGGTAATGGACTTACACCTAGTAAAACAGAATTACAATTGCCATATGATTTAATTGAGTTTATACAAATAAAAGAATTAGATGCTAGTGGAATACCTACTCGTGTATTTAATCAAAAGTTAGATATAAGAACATTTAATGATCCTGCAGCAGAAAAGTATTCTGGTTATAACTATTTTGCTAGACAAAGAAATTTATTATTTTTAAGTCCAGGTTTTGGAGAATCTACATTAGGAAATCAAGCTAACTCTATTGAATTATATTATTATAGAAGATTACCAGCTCTTAATGCTCTTTATGCTGTTACAGTATTAAACTATAATGCAGGATTTTTAACTACTAATGGTGCATCCTCAGATGTGCCTGATGCTGCGTTATTATATTTTAATAGTAATACAAGCACAACAGCTTATGCAACACAGGCGGAAGCCCAGGCAGCAAGTCCTGCTGGTACAGTTACAAGCACTTACTATATAGGAACACTTGTACCTAATTGGCTTAGAGATGAAAATGAAAGAATATTATTATTTGGAGCTCTTGCAGAAGTATTTGCATTTACACAAGAAGATGAACAAGCTCAAAAATATATGCAAATGTTTATAAGTGAAATAAATGAATTAAATGATGAAGATGGAAAGAGAAATGCATCAGGTGGTAACTTACAAGTAAACTTTAATGGAAGAGGGTTAATATAATGACAACTGCAGCTAGCCCTAAACAAATTACAGGCTCAACAGATACAAATTCAAATGGTGGTTTTTTTGGAACATCTACAGTAAATGGCATTTCAAGTTTAATAGCTGATGATGTTGTAGCGGCACAAACTGCTGCAACTAATGCAGCCGCCAGTGCAGCTTCT